CCTTGAAGTTGCTTGAAAGGTGGTTGCCTAGTGAAAAACATCAGTCGAACTTACGACCGCTGGCGACTCCGTAGGCAGCGAGCATTGCCATCGTCGGATCGACATCGTTCGGCTTGCTGCTGTTGGCATCGCTTCCGTTGGCTCCCACGTTCGGGTTTTGACTGGAGTTCATGGCAGCCGCAAAGGCGTTTGCTTCAGCTTTGGGCGTTTCGGCCTTTGGCGATTTCGCCAGAATGGCCGTCGCTTCGACAGCGCTCATCTGCGTCTCGAACGCGAGATGCTCAGCCAGTGCCGAGCGGCCCTGCGCATCGGCGCTGCCGAGAATCCCCTTGATCCGTGCCTTTTCGTCGGCTGCGCTCGGGGCGACAGCGGCTTGCTGCTGATTGTTTTCCGGTGCCTGAGCGCCCGGCTTCGTTTCCGTCGTCATTACGTGCTCCTGTGAGTGGGTTGAGCCGGATAGCTCGGTTGAAAACTCAGCCAGTGCCACCATCGGCAGACTGACCGCATCTACGAACCCGATACCGAGTGCTTCGGGGCCGTCGTAGACGGCGGCCTGCGTTGCAATCACGGCATCGGCGCTCATGGATCGGTTACGGGAGACGACTCCAACAAAGCGGTTCATCGTCTTCTTAAGTTCAGCTTGCATTGACGCCTTCACGTCAGTCGGCAGAGGTTCGTAAGAATTGCCGTCGATCTTGTGATCGCCTTCATGCAAGAGCGTGACCTTGATGCCACTGTCCTTCAGATATCCAGAATAATCCACGTGAACCAGGACGACCCCAACGCTACCCACGTTACTGGATTCCATTGCAACCATGCGCCCTGCACTCGACCCGATCGCAAAGCCCGCTGAGCAAGCGTTCGCATTTGCAATTGCAAGAGTAGGTTTCTGCGTACGACTCGCATGAATGATGTCCGTCGTCTCCATGCAGCCTTGCACTTCGCCGCCGTACGAATCCACGTCGAACACGATGCGTTGTACAGCACTATCCGCCTGAGCGGCCGAGTAGGCGTTCTGGATGAAATCGTAGCCCGTGAAGTAAGAGCATGCCCATCCGCAGCGATTGATAAGCATGCCCCACACGGGGATGCAGGCAACACCGTTGTCGGACCGAGCGTAAAGCGAGTCATCACCGAAGCCCCATGCCCATCGTTCATCTGTCGGCATTCCGACCATGGCGCGATTGAGCTGCTGCACATAAGCCGTCATGTGCAACTTGGTGGGATCATCGTTGCCAAGGCCGATGCCCGCCTGTACGATGTTTTGCAAGGCATTGAAGTTTTGCGGCAAAAGCATCGCGTTCGCACGACTGCTGCGACCAATGAAGCCATAGATCGGGTTGATTGCTGTCATGCGTTGCTCGCTTGTTGTTCAGGATCGGCATTCGCGGCAGCAGGCTTCTTTGCTGCTGCCACTTGCGCGGGATCAACATAGATGCCATATTTCTTACGAAGTGTCAACTCTCGCTTCTGCTGCGCAAAGACCTCACGATAATCTTTGCCGGTGCGAGCGATTTCATCCTCAAACGTGGATAGGCCCTCCTTGATGCGAAGCACTGCTGCCTCAGTCTCCTTGAGTTCATCGATCTGCCCGCGCGAAGCACCAATCCACTCCGCCTTGCAATAGGCTTCCTTGTTGAGGCCTTCGTAAAAATGCGCCTTGCTCTTGCCTACCGGCAAAGGCAGCTCATTCGCATTGATCATCTCTTCCAGCCACAGGCTGTAAACAATGCTTGCAAAACGATCAGCGAACAGCTTCTTGCGAGACTGCATGAATTTCCACGTCTCGACCATTGATGCTCGAGCCGATGAATAGTTCGTCTTTGTGTAATCCCGCGAGAACTGCTCATAGGACAGGCCGAGCGAGCTTGCAATGTAGCGCAAAAGCGATTGCTCGAAGTCGGTGCCAACGCCGCCAGGTGTGCCCATCGGCTTCATGTTCAACTTCGTGCCGGGGAAAAGATGCGGAATCTTCACCCCATCAATGTGCAGTCCCTTTGCGCCACCGAGGTACGCACTCAGTTGATCCAGGTAGCCGGTGATCGCAACTTCCCCTTGCCCTTGGCCGAGCTGCTCCCACAGAGTTTCAGCAGGCAGTTCTGATTCAATTGCGGCGGCATACGTTGCGTTGACCACGGCGTTCTGAAGAACGATGTCGCGGAACTTCCGCGTCATCTTCATTTCCTTCAGGACCGACACCATGTCGCTCACACCTCTCGACTGATCAGGACGAGTCTGCTCATACAGGTGGATGACTTGCAAACGACCCCATGGCTTGCGAGTCTGAACCCGCGTCCACGAGTATTGCAAAGTGCCGCCATCCATGTAGGACTCTGATGGGTGCCCCGCTCGAATGTGATAGGCAATGGCAGCGCCCCGCATATCGATTTCTCGACCACGGCGCATGAACTGCGTGTCCGACGAGTCGTAGGGATTGCTCAGACGATCGGTATCGACCATCTGAATTGCTGTGTTCGCTGGCCGACGATCATTGTTGCCACGGAGCCACTCAACAGTACCGAGTACTTCTCCGCTCATGACTCCAAGCCCCACTGCCATCCGTACGAGACCAGTGAGTGTGTTCAGACGACTGGCATCGGGCCAGCAATCAAGCGATTCGGCCCAAAGCGTGAACTTACCTTCAGCAACCTGTTGGAACTCCTCCGCCCACGTTTCATCAGAATCGAGTACTGTGTAGTTCGGCTGGGCATTGAGTCTGTACATCCCGCCGACAATGCTGTCCCGATGGACCGACAACGCACCCGAGGCGAAGCCGTCGTTGCGAACGGTGTCGCGAACACGAGCATCGAGAAACGGCTTGTCGTCGTTCAGGTCTTGATCCGCAGAGCGGATGACAGGTGACCATGCCGCAAGTTCACGTGAGAAACGCGACGCCCCCTCGTAGGCTCCGCCCATGGCTTTGATCGTTGCGCGATCGAGTGGCCGAACGTGTTCAGGGGTGATGGTCAGCGGCATGTCAGAAGAACGGGTTCAAGGGACCACGGGAAACGCGCCCACTGCCCGTTTCGAGCTGAGCGATGTAAGCCGCCAGGGTCGTTGCACTCGCCCGAGTGAACTCCACGCGCTCGCCGTTTTGATCGACGACAACGCTTGCTTGCTTGCCTGTCACGAGGGCGTGATAGGCAGCTTTTGCGTCTGCGAGGAGTTCTGCGGGAGTTGCCACTTGTCAGCGTCCTACAAGGCCGATGGACGCTGACAATATCCTAGATCGTGGCAAGGTGACAACTCCCCTTAAAAACCTTCACGGAACGACTCGAAGGACCCATGGGTTTTGATCGTAAGTCGGGAAGTAGTAGATCGACTTCATTCGAGGCGAATAGAGCACCTTGTTGTAAGGACCGTTCACTGTTGCTTGTACTCCTGAGCCTCCTGTCGTAGCGAAAACCGAGCACTCAAACGTAGAAGGATTGATCTGATAGACAGTCCCTCCACCTGACGCGGTGATGAGCAGGAACTTGTCTATCTCACTCACATAAACCATGCCGGCTTGCCCTTGCGCCTGCACTGCTGCTGCGGCTGACCCGCTCAATGTGATGGAAGTCATCACATTGGTGTCAACAGCGAAATGATGGTGAGCATTGCGATCAGAACCCACCATCAACATGCGGCGTCGCGTGCTATCAAAAGCAGACGCTGTGCTGTAGCAAGAAATGCCGTCGCCAAGGTTCTCCCACGTGTTCGTTGCCCGTCGCCAAGCATAGGCGACATAGCCTCCGATGAAGTAGATATCGCCTGTTGATGGGTCTTTCGACACAGCGGGGTTGTCACCGCTTGTGTAGAGGTCTATCGGAACATCGGGATGTGAGCCGGCCGTGCTGCAAGTGTTCGTCGTACTGTCGTAGTGATCGACAGCATGAGTACCCGAACCGAAAACACTCCACTTAGCTCCACCGAATGTCATCGCCTTGTTCGTCTGCTCGACGTACACCGCGCCATAGTAGGTATGTCGACTTGTCGGTCTGCCGTCGCCGTAGTAATCGGCGTCATCGATGATCTGGGCTGTGGATGTAGGCGCAAGAGTCTGCACCCAATGCGGCGTTTCGTTTTCTGGGTCGAACATATCGACCTCATTGCCGGAGTAATCCGTATGCCCTCCGTTAAACACCGAATAGATTTTCGAATTTCGCGTGTCAATAACGAAACTCGTCCAAGCAACGACTTTTGACGATGGACCGGTGCTACCTGGCGGAACTGGGCTCGGCACCGCTAAAGACATTGCCGCGTTGCCTGGTAGTTGTGCCCATGCTCCCACCGTTCCGGGAACGTAGCTCGGCGCAGGCGTAGGAGCTGGGGTCGGCGCAGGCGTAGGAGCTGGGGTCGGCGCAGGCGTAGGAGCTGGGGTCGGCGCAGGCGTAGGAGCTGGGGTCGGCGCAGGCGTAGGA